GTGGCACTTGCAGCCGGGTGGATACTGCGGAACGACGTGCTACTGCCTCTGGTAGAAGAGCACCGCTCGTTCGTGAAGCAACTCGGCGAGACGCAACGCGAGATCAGCAAGGCCGTGGCAGAGCAGACGCGGCTGCTCTACGCCCTGCAGCCCAAGGCAGCCAAGGTGGAGAACTGACGCATGGCGATGAATCCGAAGCTGCTGCGGCCACGTTCTACCGTTCACCCCGAGGCGGCAGCGTGGGCCACTCGCGTCGTTGCGAACGGCGGAAGTGTGAGCGGCACGACGCTGTCTGCCGTGTCGAAGTTCTGTGCGTCGATCTCGGCGGCAGGCATCCGCGACCGCTTCTTCCGCCTTAACCTATTCTGCGGCACCGGCCTGTCGGCCTGCCTTGTACCGCTGTATCGCGGGCCGTCGCTGGGCGGGACGCAGTACGGCGGAACCACCGACACGAACAACGGGCCGTTTGTGAGCGGCGACTTTTCTGAGACGGGCGCGAGCGGCGGGCTGACTGGCAACGGCACATCAAAGTATCTGGATACTGGGCTGACGTATGACGCCATGGGCGTGCCATCGACCAACCACATCGGTGTATTCAAGGGCGCTGGGACTTGGAACATCAACATAGAAATCATCGGAGCAAGAGACGCCGACGACTACTATTACATCCAGGGCCGCGCCCAAGTCGGAGGCGATCACAAGGTTCACGCGTTCAGTGGGCCGGGCGCCTCCGGCGGCAGTTTTATTAACAATGCGACAGTCTCGTCAGCCACTAATTTTTTAGTGGCGTCGCGGAATAGTTCCGCATCGTTTGTCCTTTACCAAAACGCGGCCTCCGTTGCCAGCACATCGTCGGCCGTAACGATTGCCGGCAGCAACAGGCCGTTCCTAGTGTTCATGCGCGAGATAGGCACCGGGCCTAGTTTTGCAGGCTGGACCTACCGACTGCTCGGATATTCGTTTGGACTGGGCATGAGTGCGGCGCAGGTGTCGGCCTACAATTCGGCAATGCAGGCATTGCAGACCTCCCTGGGCCGAAACGTATGACGCTCGCCGACCTGACGCTACCGCTGCCGTATACCGAAGCGCGAGCGATCGCGTTGGTGTTTAAGCCAGCGATCGCCGGCCGCCTCTCGGAACTCCACGCCCAGCACGGCTCCGCAAATTGCGTACCTGTGCCTCGCGTGCTGACTGACGGCCGCCTGATGCTCTGCGGCGACGTGCTCACGGAAGTGATGCCCGGCGGACTGCTCCACGTCATGTGGATTCACGCCGACCAGGCGACGCTCCTGTCGAGCGTTGAGGTGATCCCGTGGGCTGATGCCGTGGCCCTTTTGCCGCCCAATCCACTGCAAGGCTAACGCCCCCCCACCCTAGCCTATAGGCACAGGAGACCACGCATGGCCGACTCGATCATCTCGCGTAAGTACCGCGACTTCGACATCACGCTGCACACCGCCACGAGCCTGGCCACCACGCTCGACATGCGTGACGTTGCAGGGGCCGTCGTGTCGTTCGGCACGATGAACACGAACGCCAGCACGCTCCAGATGTGGGTGAGCCCATCGAGCACCGGCACTTTTCGGCGGCTGTACAAGAGCGACGGCAGTGTGGCCGACCTCACGCTGGCCGCTTCCAGCACGGATGGCCGGGCCTACTCGCTGCCCGACGAAGTGTTCGGCACCGAGTACCTAAAGATCGTGTCGGCCACCACGAACAGCACCGGCACCAGCGGTGTGGTGATGTTCAAGAGCTGATGCCGCAACGCATCCCAACCCACAGGCCGCTCAGGCTGCGTACCGCCGCAAGGCGTGACGAGAGCGGACGGCCCAATGCGGCACAGCGTGGGTATTGCGACAAGGCACACAGGCGGTGGCGTCAGGCGGTCCTGACGCGGGATGGGTTCGCGTGCGTGGATTGCGGACGCATCGACCAGGCGAACCACGCCGACCACGTCGTGCCAATCGCTCAAGGCGGCGAGCGGTATGACCTGAGCAACGGTGCGTGCCGCTGCTCGGCGTGCCACGCACGCAAGACGATGCGTGAGCGTGGCGAAGTGTTGCAAAATGCAACAAACCGGGGGCGGTCGGCATCATAGGGGCCTGCGCGGATACAAACCCCACGGTTGCGTCGCGCACGCGTGGCCGAATTAAACGGCCCCTGGTCGGTCTGGCATCTGGCCTCTGGCGAGCCGCCAGCGTCATCGGGTGTACAAGCCACCTCGAAACGGCTGGCGTCCTGCGTGATTCTGTGCGTTCGCGGCCCTATTTGCTCGCCTCCAAAAAGTGCGTTTTGCACTATATTTTCAGGCACGAAACGCATGCCGGCGGCATTGCAAAACCGATGAGTAGATGCCTACGATTGGGCATCCTCAAGGAGTTCCCGCATGTCGCTGTCTGTCGCTTGTGATGCTGATCTTGTTGGCCTGTTCGAGCACGGTGCGGCGTGCGTGAAAGTTGGCCGCCGCAGCAAAAGGCCGCTCGGCATTGCGTGGCATGAGTCCGCGACAACGTCGCCCGATGTGGTCTCCGAGTGGCTGTCATCCGGCTACAACGTTGGCCTGCTCTGCGGGCATGGCGGCCTGGTCGATGTTGAGTTTGATGACGCTGCTGGCCGCAGGATCATGAAGCAACTCGGACTGCTGAACGCCGACACGCCGACGTATACAAGCGGCCGTGGCGAGCACCGCATTTTCCGCCTGGCTGATCCGATTCCTGAGTGCGGGTGGCGAAAGATCGGCGGCTATGAGGTGCGTTTCGGCGGGCTTCCGGCTCAGTCGGTGTTGCCGCCTTCGCGGCATCCTGGCGGCATGTGGTACTCGTGGACGAAGTCGCCTTGCGACTACGCACCGGCCGTTGTGACGCTGGCCCAACTTGGCCTGGAGGATGCGTGATGCCCGTGCTACTTGCGAAGACGTGGGCCGGTTCCGATCCGGCTGGCTGGTGGATGAGTGAGAAGCTCGACGGCGTGCGGGCCGTGTGGGATTGCCGCACGCTCGCCACGCGTTCTGGCCAGGAGATCCACGCCCCGCAGTGTTTCCTCGACGGCTTGCCGGCTGGCGAGCCGTTGGATGGCGAGCTCTGGATCGGCCGAGGCAAGTTCCAGCAGACAGTCGGCGTCGTGCGGTCGCATGGCGGAGGCGACGAATGGCGGTCCATCCGGTTCGCGGCGTTTGATGCCCCGATGTCGCTGGGCGGGTTCGAGGATCGGCAGGCTGCGTTGCGTGACGCGATCGGCAATCGCGGTCTAGCGTTCGTGCTGCCGCAGGTGCGGTGCGAGAGCCAGGCCCACATGCTCGAGGAGCTCGCCCGCGTTGAGGCAGTAGGCGGCGAGGGGCTGATGCTTCGCCAGCCGGCCAGCCGCTATGAGCGGAAGCGAAGCGGCACGTTGCTCAAGGTGAAGACGTTCCACGACGCCGAGGCTACGGTGGTCGGCTACGAATCCGGCACCGGCCGCAATGCGTCTTGCGTTGGTGCCTTGGTTGCCCAACTGCAAGACGGCACGGAGTTCCGCGTATCGTCAGGGCTGACGGACGCGCTGCGGCGCGATCCGCCAGCGGTTGGCACCGTGTTCACGTTCAAGTACCAGCAACTGACGGACGCCGGCGTGCCACGGTTCCCGTCGTTCTATCGCGTGGCGTAATGGGTAAGGGCCGGAAGCCTACGCCTAAACCGATTCTTAAGCTCCGAGGGGCTCGCGTTAGGGGACCGCATAAGAGCGGAATTGAAGCCCCTGCTGGCATTCCCGAGCCGCCTTCGTACCTGTGCGAGATCGGCCGTGCTGAGTGGCAGCGGATCGTGCCAATGCTTGAGGCGTCGAAGGTAATGAGCATGCGGCACCAGCACACGCTGGCCGCGTACTGCGACGCCCTGGCGGATATGGTGAAGGCCGAGGCGGAGCTGAAGCAGCACGGGGCCACGTTCATGGACGATAAGGGTAGGGTGATGAATCACCCGGCCTGGTATCGCAAGAAGGACGCCCGCCTGCACATGCTGCGTTTTGCAGAGCAGTTCGGTTTGACGGCGTCGGCCCTGGCGAGAGTCTCAGCCGTTGAGCAAGCAGCGTCGAGCGACGACGAAGACCGCCTCATGTTCGGCTGAAAAGCCGTGCAATGCGTGCTCGTCTTGCCTCGCGGTACGGTTCTTTGAGAAGCACCTGACGCACGCCAAGGGCGAGCTCGGTGGTAAGCCGTTCCTGCTGCAGCCGTGGCAGCGTGACTACCTGCGGGCATTGTTCGCAGAAGAGAACGGCCGGCGAAAGGTTCGCACGTCGCTGCTGGCCATTCCTCGCAAAAATGGAAAGAGCACGCTGGCGGCCGGAATCGCTTTGCGTTGCATGCTCGAGGACGAGCCTGGGGCGGAAGTCTACTCGTGTGCCGCCTCAAGGGACCAGGCCCGGCTGGTGTTCGACACCGCACGCATTGCTGTCGAGCAGTCGCCAGTGCTGCGGCAGCACCTGAAGGTCTACCGCAACGCCATCGTGCGTGAGTCAACTCATGCCACGTACAAGGCACTTTCCGCCGAGGCTGGGATTCAGCACGGCCTGTCCGCTCACGCCGTGATCTTTGACGAGCTCCACGTAAGCAACCGGGAGATGTGGGAGGTGATGCTGTCGAGCCAAGGGGCGCGACGCAACCCGCTCACGGTCGCACTCACGACAGCCGGGCACGACAAGAAGTCGGTGTGCTGGGAGGTTTGGAAATACGCCGAGGCAGTCAGGATCGGGGCAATCAAAGACGAGACGTTTCTGCCGGCGATCTACTGTTCGCCGTTAGACTCAGACTGGCGTGACGAAAGCACCTGGGCAATTGCCAATCCAAACCTCGGCGTCTCGGTAAAGCGTGACTTCTTGCGTAGCGAGTGCCAGCGGGCAATTGAGATGCCCGCATACGAAAACACTTTCAAGCAGCTGTACTTGAATTGCTGGACAGAGCAGGACACTCGCTGGATCGGCATGCACAACTGGGCCAAGGGCAACCAGCCCTGCCCGGTTGATCTCACTGGCCGCGTGTGCTTCGCCGGGCTCGACCTGGCCACGACGTTCGACACCACGGCTTTCGTGCTCCTGTTCCCGCTAGACGATGGCACCTTCTGGGTGCAGCCGCACTTCTGGGTGCCTGAAGAGAACCTGCAGCAACGCGTGAAACGTGACAAGGTGCCGTATGACGTGTGGCAACGGAAGGGCTTGCTGCACGTCACGCAAGGGAACGTCACGGACTATTCGGCAGTCCGGCGTGACATCGTAGAGCTCGCCAAGCGGTACACGATTCGACAGATCGCGGTTGACCGCTGGAACTCAACGCACTTGACGCAGCAACTTCTGCAAGAGGACGGGCTCCCGGTCGTAGGTTTTGGGCAGGGATATGGAGCCATGTCGGCCCCATCGCTCCAGGTCGAGGCGTGGATTGTCGGCGGCAAACTGCTTCACGGTGGTCACGAAGTGCTCACCTGGCAGGCCGGAAACGTGGCAATTCAGACAGACGGGCAAAACATCAAGCCGAGCAAGCAGAGAAGCCACGAGCGGATTGACGGCATCGTGAGCCTGGTCATGGCTGCCGGCGTGCATGCCACATCGACAACGCCCAACCAGAACTGGGACATCATCACGCTATGACCATCGAAAACGCCGTCGCTGACTACAAGATGTTCGACCTGCGTGGCATCGACTGGCCCGAGGTTTCTTCCAGCCGTACGCCGTCTGGCGTTCGCGTCAACGCTGACAACTCGATGGCG